AAATGGAGCAGATTATGCTGTAGTAAATGGTAAAAGAGGATACTATGCTGGGTCAGATTGGCTATTAACTATAGAATATAACGCTAATAATGAATATTCTTTCCCCCAAAGAAGAATAAGAGCAGTTAATACCAATACAGATAAAAATAATGTATTTAAAGGTTTAACAGTTTTTAATATAGGTACTCCTGTTAATCCTAAATCAGAAAATGGAAAATATTCATATAGTACATCTGTTAAAGTATTAATAGATGAAGTAAAATTTAATATTGATTCACTTAATCTTCGTTATTGGTCAAATCAATTAGTAAAAAATCAAATAGGTGAGGGTATTAGCCAAGCTGAAGAGATAGGAGGTAGAGATGGTCAAGTCCCAGGAAATTCATCTACTACAGGAAATTCATCTACTACAGGAAATACAACCACAACTACTACTACTGGTGGAAATTCAAACCCACCCCCAGCTGCAATAACTATTGTACCTACAAATGTTAATCAATCACTTGAAGCTGCAACAACAGTAGAACTACCATTCCCAATGATAGGTAACAATTTTACTAATAGTGTAAGAACAGTAAAAGTAGTAACAACTGTTCCTAGTCAATCTATTAAATTAACAATAGATACTGGAGGTAATCAAATTTTTAATGATTATGTTCAAGGAGACTTTGGAAACGCAGAATTTGGAAGTTATCTTCAAGGAGAAGTAACTGTAAAATCTAATACAGCTTTAGGAACTATAAGTAATAGAGTTATTTCTACTACAGCACGAAGAGAATTAAGAACAAAAACTTTTACTTATAATGATATAGGGGAATATACTTATAGATTTCAAGTAACAGATATTGAAGAAATCCAATTTGGTCAAGGAGGAGTAATTAAACTTGAAACAGTTTGATGAAAAATTTAATAACTTAATATTTATAATAAAAAAATGAAGTCATCAGAATTAAAAAAATTAATTAAAGAATCAGTAAAAGAAGCAATTCAGGAAGAATTGAAAGAAATTTTACTAGAAGCTGTTAAGACTCCAAAGGTTACAACTATAGCTTCTCCACCACTACAACCTGTTGTAGAACAACAAGTTCCACAACAACCTGTTATGAGTGCTGAAGAAAAAAGAGCGGCATACTCAAATATTTTAGGAGATATGAGTGGACAGTTTACAACAGCCCAAGTACAACCTAAATTTAACCCTCAAGGAGGGGATTCAATTAATGGATCTTTACCTCCAGGAGAAGTAGATATGTCTCAAATATCAGGATTAATGAGTAAAAAATAAATAAAATGGCTAGAATATTAAATAGTAGATTCCCAATTGACTCAGTTGCTAGAAAAGCAGTTGGGTTTGGGTTACCTTTTAATGGGCCTGCTGTTTTTAATCCTACATTTACTACAAGAGAACAAACAAAATCAAATTTAATTAATTATTTATTAACTAATAAAGGAGAAAGAGTATTTAACCCTTTATTTGGAGCTAGTTTAAGAGCTTTATTATTTGAAAATATAACAGATTCAACAACAGATGATTTACAAGAAGTTATTCAAAATGATATTAACAAATATTTTCCTCAAGTAGAAGTTAAAGAAATTAGATTTGATAATCAACCTGATAGAAATACAATTAATTTTACATTAACATATACCATTGCTAATTTTGGAATTACAGATGATATAAATATACTATTACAATAATGGCGGACTTAAAAAGAGACATAAGATATATTGATAGAGATTTTAACCAATTTAGAAATGCATTAGTTAATTACTCTAAAACTTATTTCCCAAACACATATAATGATTTTACAGATACTTCAACAGGGATGTTGTTTATGGAAATGGCATCATATGTTGGTGATGTGTTATCTTTTTACTTAGATAATCAAATCCAAGAAACATTTATCCAAAAAGCAAGACAACAAGAAAATCTTTTTCAAATGGCTTATTTACTAGGGTATGAACCTAAAGTAACAACAGCAGCTAGTGTTGATATTGATTTTTACCAACAACTCCCAGCTAAATTAGAGAGTGGTGAATATGTTCCTGATTTTGATTATGCAATGATTATCCCTGAAAATACTCAGATTTCTTCTAATGTAGATAGTACTCAAAAGTTTTTAATAGAAGATGCAATTGATTTTTCAGCTTCAGGTTCATTAGACCCAACAACAGTAACAGTATATCAAATAAGTGGAGCAAACCCAACATATTATTTATTAAAAAAATCACGTAAAGCAATTTCAGCAACTATTAATACTGCTCAATTTACATTTACAGCCGCTCAAAGATTTGATACTAGAGAAATATTAGCTCCTAATATTATAGGCGTTTTAGATTGCGTTGATACTGATGGTAACGATTGGTATGAAGTTCCAAATATGGCGCAAGAAAACGTATTTAATACTATTAGAAACACAAATACTAATGATCCTCAATTTAATATAGAAGAAGATGCACCTTATTTATTAAGATTAAAACAGGTACAAAGAAGATTTGTAACTAGATTTTTAGATTCAGGTTCTTTACAACTTCAATTTGGAGCAGGATCTACTAAAAGTAATGATGAAGAAATAGTTCCTAATCCTGATAATGTAGGTTTAGGTTTACCATTTGAAAGAGATCAATTAACAACTGCTTTTTCTCCATTAAATTTTATATTTACTAATACTTATGGAATTGCTCCTTATAATACTACTTTAAATGTAAGGTATCTAACAGGTGGTGGTGTTGGAGCAAATGTAGAAGCTGGTACTTTAACAGTATTAGATGATTCTAATTTTACTTTTATTAATCCTAATTTAGCAAATACAGCATTAGCTAACCAAATATTTGCATCTATCTCATCAAATAATGAATTAGCAGCAGATGGAGGACAAGATGGTGATACTGTTGAAGAATTAAGATTAAATGCTTTAGGAAATTTTCAAAATCAATTACGTACGGTAACTAAAGAAGATTATTTAGTTAGAGCATTATCAATGCCCTCTAATTTAGGGACAATAGCTAAAGCTTATGCTGCTCCTGTAAAAATTGAAGAATACCAACCAGGAGAATTACCTACAATTTTAGATTTATTTGTTTTAACTTATGATGCTAATGGTAAATTACGAACAGCTTCTAATTTAATGAAACAAAATTTAGCAACATATTTAGCTGAATATAGAATGATTAATGATTCAGTTAAAATAAAAGATGCTTTTATAATTAATATAGAAGTTATATTTGATATAATTGTATTACCTAATTTTAATAATAATGAAACTATTACTAAATGTATTACATCTTTAACTAATTTCTTTGCAATAGATAACTGGCAAATTAATCAACCTATTTTATTAAAAGATTTATATATATTATTAGATAAAGTAGAAGGAGTACAAACTGTAAATAATGTTACAGTAAATAATTTAACAGGAAATGCTTTAGGTTATAGTGATTTTGCATATGATATTCCTGGGGCTACAATAAATGATGTTGTATACCCATCAATTGATCCTATGATATTTGAGCTTAAAAATCCAAATACTGATATTAAAGGTAGAGTAGTACCATTATAAAAATTATAAAATGCCAACAGAAAAAATAAATAGTAAAGATGTTTCAAATGCCATAAAAGGTATACCTTCTTCATTAGTTGATAGTTTTAATAAAACTAATTTAGATACACAAAATCCATTACCTGTAGGAGGTCCTATTAATGATCCTTTATCAAATTTTGAAACAAAATATTCAGCAACAAACCCATATTTACAACAAGGAAATTTAACATCTTCATTAGTAGAAGTAGAACCTGGGGGGGATGTTTCTAATTTAAAAACACTTAAAATTACAGCATTAGATGTAGCTTCTGATGAAGCAGGAGTAAAACAAGGAGGTTCAGGGGGTCCTAATAGAACTAATGCTACTAATCAATTTAATACTGTTGGTTCAGATGGAACTTATCAAAATTATAAAGCTTCTACAAATCCTTTAACCCCACTACCAAGCAAAGGTGAAGTTTTAACAACTAGAGAAGATAAACCATCAACTTCAGAATTAAATGCTTATACTCCTCAAAATACTTATTTAGAAAATATGGTTAAATTTAAAGAGGAAGCTAAAAACAATTTAATATAAAAAGATATGGCTGTATATAAAATATTTCCTGAAAAAGATGCAACATTGTATACTGAATACCCTTCTAAAAATACAGGGTTAGATCAGATTATTGAAGCTTCAACTTATTTAGAAAATGATAAAGCTCAAGTGAGTAGATATTTAATTAAATTCCCATCTAGTCAAATCTCAGAAATGTTTAATGATAAAATTACTAATGGTGAATATAAAGCATATTTAAAAGGATTTAATGCCGTTGTAACAGGTTTAAACTTAGACCAAAAATTAGAATTCTATCCAGTATCTGGAAATTGGGGGATGGGAACAGGTAGATATAATGATTCTCCAATTGTAACAAATGGAACAAGTTGGAGTTGGTTAGATTATTCAGGTTCAACAGCATGGCCTTCATCAGGATTTAGCCCATATGTAACAGCCTCATTTGAATCATCTTTAGAAGGTGGGGGGAATTGGTACACAGGTTCAAATCTTTCATTAGATCCTATTTCTCAATCACAAACATTTACATATTCTGATACTAAAGATATTATAGTTGATGTAACTAATACAGTTGAAACTTGGTATAGTAATTCATTAAATAGTGCTAATGGTTTTAAAAATGAAGGATTTATAGTAAAACAACCTAGTGGAAGTGAGTTTATCAATACTAGAGCAAATACAACAGTTTTTAGATATTTTTCAATTGATACTAATACAATATATCCTCCTCAATTAGAATTTAGATATAATGATTATACTTTCAACACAGGATCTTCTAAAAATACAATTTTACCTCAAGTAGAAAGTTTTATTTCTATATACAATAATCAAGGTACATATTATTCTGAAAGTGTTCCTAGATTAAGATTTGCAGCTTTACCTAAATATCCTGATAGAGCATTTTTAACTTCTTCTTTATATACAACTAATTATTATCTCCCAGAATCTCAGTCATTATATGCTATTAAAGATACAGAAACTAATGAATTTGTAATTGATTTTGATTCAGAATATACAAGAATTAGTTCTGACGATACTTCAAGTTATTTTGATTTATATTGTAATGGTTTAGAACCTGAAAGATATTATACTGTTTTAGTTAAAACTTCAATAGGAGGAGTAACTAAAGTTTTTGATGAAAATATTATGTTTAAAGTAGCTAAAGGATGAGTAACAAACAATCAATAAATTTAAAAAGAACAGTATTTGATAAAAATGCTTTTGAAAATACGGTTAATACGGATTTTACCCAACTATTAAATCCTCCAGATCCATCTTTTTTTGATATAAACTTGGCTACATTAGAA